CATGTCTAAATACTGTTTAATAGTCATAAATTTAGCATCTTCTTTTTTTGCTTGTTTCGTTCCTTTTACATCTACGTTATAAGTAGGGTCTTTTTTTAGATAACCGTCGTACAATGCATCTTTTATAGAACGGGATAAACAACCATGTACTTTACGTACTGTTTCATCTGCACGATCATGACCGTATTTATTTAAAAACTTTTGGTATTCAGAACGAGTAATGTTCTTAATAAGCATATCTTCACCAAAGTGTTCACTAAACAAACTAATCGCTCTTTCGTACCAATAAAACTGACGTTTAGATAAATTACGTTTGTTTTTAATTTCTATCCAATCCCAATAGTAATCAGTAAACTTCTTGTTATCTTCTAAATTAAATCCATTCTCCAACTCATTAATCAATTGTTGCGCAGCATTCGTTGCCTCTGCTTTTGTTTTAAATCCTGATTTTCGTTTTTTACCCGACTTAAAAGAGGGGTGTTTTACATCATATTGCCATGATGTAGATGTTTTATTTTTGCGTTTTGTCACTGTAAATGACGCCATTTGTTATCAACTCCTTAAAAATGTAAAAAATAATAAGGGTACGTGATGTACCCGGTATTATTTAATTATTCATATCGTGTTGGTTCTAGTCCCATTTCTCGTAAAATTGCATCACTATTTTGTTGTGCTCTTTGCGCCTCTTCAGGTGTATAATAATGCTTATATTCTCTTTCATAAATAGGGTCTGTTTCTCCTGGTATATAATGTTCGTTAATAGTATTATTCGTAGTTACATGTGTTTGACCATTATAGGATTCAACTACCGTGTTAGGATCGTTATAATCAATATTTGTTTGATTTTGAGTGTTGGTCGTCTTTTGTTCGAATTCACCATTGTCTGAAGATGTATTTGCTGATTGTGTTTCTTCTGAAGATACTTCATTAGTGTTCTTCGATTCCTTTTCCTCACTTGCATTTTCTTCTTTCTTTTCCTTTTTATTCTCAACAGTCGATTTGCTAGGATTTTTCTCGCTAGCTTTTTCAGTTTCACCTTGGTTACCACACGCGCCTAATACTAATAAACTTGCGAATAATACAAATAATAATTTTTTCATGCTACATATCCCCTTTATCAACTATCTTTGTAAGTAATTTAATAATTTCTTCATTTTGTTTAATTAATTGGTCGTTGCGTTTCAAACTATCATCAAGCAATTTGATTAATGTGAAGTTTTGGTTGATAAGCTCATAAGTAAACATTTGCCCCGTATTGCTAGGATTAGTAACGCTAGATGACAACCGAGTGAAAAAGTCATCTATAAACATTCCGACACCGTTAGCACTTAATGATTGTTTAGTTTCGTACGACAATCTATCTAACTCACGCTTTTTTAAAGTCTTTTCGATTTTGCTGAACTCATCTTCTACATTGTTTTCGTAATCATAAATGTTAAAAGGTTCTTTGTTTTTAAATTTTTGAATTAATTTACGTCTATCTTGAATGTCTAATGATCTGTAATGCTTTTTATCAGTTTTGTTTAACGTTGATTCTAGTTTACCGTCGTACCATGATTCTTTAACGCTCAATCTATTACTAAATGTGTCTCTCATTGAAACCACCCCTTAATTAATATTTTTAATTTCAAAAACCCTCAACGGTTCAAATGTGATAGAATAATTGCCGTAGTGAGTTCCAATACCATACTTCTTTTTATAATGCTCAATACAATCTAGTACGTGACCTTCTGAAATCTCAAAAAAATTAGCAAGCTCGTACAGATTGTGTACACCTTGCTTAAACGCTTCGACTATACCTGATAGGGGCATAGATGTTTCGTATGAATAGCGTCTTGCGTAATTCTCGAATTTTCGGTTGTTGAACTGTGACTGATCTAAAATGTTACCGTATGTAAGTTTGTGGTGTGCTAATTCTTCTAACAAAGTTTCATACTTCTTAGCATTCGACATATTGCTTTTAATATAAATTTTACCTTCGTAATACAATCCACTTTGATGACTAGGAAAGTCTGACCTTTCTTCAACATCAATATTTTCTGAAATAATTAATTCTTCATATCTTCCCATCAAATCACCCTTGTTGCAAATGTTATCTGTTTTTACGTCTTTTGATTATTTCGATGAATTGCATTACTTCATCCATTTCTTCTTCAGTTAAGTCTTCTTTATCGAAATGGGCAGCAATCGTTTCTTGGTGTAAACTTTTGTCTTCTGTGATGTCAGAGGGCATAACGCCAAAATAATCTGCAAGTAATTCGATTTTGTCTCTTCTTGGATATTTAACTGCATTTATCCAACTACTTACCGTTGATTCTTTTAAATCTAAATCTTTAGCCATATCCGTTTGCGTTTTACCTTTACGCTCTAAAAGATTTTTTAAATTTTTTGAAAGAATTTCTTTAGCCATATGGTTGCCTCTCTTCTTATTTAAGTGTTGTCTAAATTGTACTAAAAAGTTTACAAAAAGTAAAGTTATATTTCAAAAAAGTTTACTTAATGTGTTGACACTTTACTTTTAGTGTAGTAAATTAGGTACATACCTTACAGGGAGGTGACAACATGACAGACACGATTCAAACCTTTTCTCTGAAGGGCGCAAGAAACGAATTTGACTACACACAAGAGCAAATAGCTGATAAACTAGGCGTTTCAAGAGCGCAATATATTGCATGGGAAAAAGGAGATGTAGTGCCTAAAAGTATGGTTGTTTATGCTTTGGCTTACATCTATGGTATTAATGCTGACTTATTAAGGGTTAGCAAAAAATTTTAAACACAACTTCACTTTTAGTGTAGTTTGGAAGGGGGGAACACAATGGAACAAATCACATTAACTAAACAAGAGTTAAAGGAAATCATTGCAAAAGAAGTTGCAAAAACGTTGTACGGAGATAAAAGTTTGTTTCCTGGAGCTATTTTCAACGATGTGAAGATAGATGAAGAAGAAATCGTAAAAATTAACGAAAGTTTTTCTTTCACTCGATGTATCAAAAAGCCATACAGAGGACGCCACTACATGCCTTTAGCGTTAAAAAAATATCGCCGAGGAAATGAATGGTTTAACGGTAAAGTAACAGACGACCAAATTCACGACCACATAAGAAAACTAACACTTTCAATGTACGGTGTAACTCTTAACTCTGATCTGAGCGAAGTTGAATACACTCAAGTAGCAGAGACATACAACGCATTAAAAGAGTTTTACTTACATCTATACAAAAAAAGATTAAGTAAATTAAGTTTAGAAGATTTTGAGTAAAGGAGGATAAAAAATGCAAGATTTACAAGTTATCGAACAAAATAATGAATTTTATGTAGACAGTCGCGAAGTAGCAGAAATGGTAGGTAAGAGACATGACAATTTAGTTAGAGATATTAAGGGTTATATCAAGATTTTGGAGGACTCCTCAAAATTGAGTAGTCATAATTTCTTTGAAGAAAGTACTTATATTAATTCGCAAAATAAAATTCAGCCTTGTTATCTCTTAACTAAAAAAGGTTGTGACATGGTAGCAAATAAAATGACGGGTTCTAAAGGGGTTTTGTTTACCGCAACTTATGTAGATGCATTTCATGAAATGCAAGAACATATTAAGAAGCAATCTCAAATCAACGCACCTACAACTCAATTAGAAGCAATTAAAATGTTCGTTCAAATTCAGGAGGAACAACAGGCTTTTAATAAACGTATAGAAAAAGATGTTAATAGTATCCGACACATTGTCGGTATTGAAACGAAAAATTGGCGTAATGACACAAACAACATTTTATCTGCAATTGCTAAACATTTAGGTGGAGGAGATATGCACCAAAAAGTTAGAGCGGAAGCATATAAAGCATTAGAGGACAAAGGACGTTGTAATTTAAAAATCCGTATGCAAAATCGAAAAGGCAAAATGTTAGCGAATGGCGCTACAAAAACACAGATTAAAAATTTGTCGAAATTAGATGTGATCACTGATGAACCGCGATTAATTGAAATTTACATTTCAGTGATTAAGAATATGGCGATTAAATATGGTGTTGATATTAGCCAATTTGAAATTTAACCCACAATCGAACGAACGAATTAAAAACACATGCTTTGTCGTGGAAAGCATGTGCTACGGAAATTTTGTTTGATTCTAGTCGCCACGACTAACAGCTCAAGTTTTGCTGGTATCGTCCCCAGCCCTGTAATGAGCTTAGGTGTTCAATCAAAGTCTAGCGTCCTATAAGTTACTGCCTTACAGTACGCATACCTTTTTAACGCCTCAGTTGGCGATGGAGCACAACAAACGATGCTCTAAATTTAGATTTACTTATCTATAGAACCACAGGGTGATTTAAAACCTCGCATAAGCAAGGCCATCACCTCCCAGTTTATGTGGGGTTGAGATAAGTATATAACGAAATTCCGTTATAAGCAATAAGGAGTGTCATCATGCTGAATTTAAAAGAATTAAGAGAGAAAAAGGGATTAAGTCGTTATCAATTAGCTAAGTTAACAGGATTACAGAATTCTACAATCCGATCAGCTGAATTAGAAAATAACAATCCCGGATTCCTAACAGTGAAAAAAATCTGTGATGCATTAAAAGTTGATATTAAAGAAGTGCGAGAAAAACCTTAAAGGAGGTGAAAGTAAATGAGCAAACTCAAAGCAATCAAAATAGCACTCCTAATCGTCATCTTGGCGGAGGAGATTAGGAATGCTAGAAATTATAAAAAAGTTATAGGAAAGCCTTTCAAAGTAAAACTAGATGTTGATACTCCACAAAAAATCAATACTCTTCGCGAGATTAGGAAAAATCAAATTGATTTCCTAAAAACTCTTTAAGGACTTCTCGGTTTGTCACTTATGATTGCATTACTAATCGCATTAAATATTATCGTGTTCATCACATGTGTGACGTTGCAATACAAAAATAGATATTAAAGGAGTGATGTTCATGGAATTTATAGGTTTTGCAGACGCTAAAGAATTTATTAAAGTAAGTGGAATTTCGCGTAACGATTTAGAAAAACACGTTTATAGCAATCGTGAATTTCAACAAGAATGCATGTACCGCTTTGGTAAAGGCAACAAACGTTACATCGAAGTGAAGCCTGCATTGAGGTTCATTAGAGAGAATATTTTAAAAAAGGAGACGGAGCTATGGTGAAAGTAATATCACTGATCATTGCAATGATGACTACATTCGTTGTGACTACAGTATTCGCATTCAATGCTTACTTCACAACAACGGTTTTTGTATCAATAAGTAGTGTAGTTACTAGTTACTACGTAGCTAAATATGTTATCAACACATTAAAAAAGACTGAATGCTAGTAGCAGCTAGCAAACAGTCGGGAGTCGGAGTTTTTACACCATATTCCGATTCCATTCTACCAAAAATGGAGGAAAACGCAAATGTTAAAAGAAAAAAGAATGACTATCGAGCAAATGCTAAGAATCCAACGTGAACTCGATAGATGTCGAGCCTATTCCGATAACGTATGCACAGTAGAAGGAATAAATTATGACAGTGGCACTAGAGGAATCACATTTAATCACGTTGGTTTTAGATACCCAAATAAAATTAAATCAATTTACATTTATGACTGGGAAGAACCAGAGGTTATAGAGGAGAAAGTAAACAAGATCAAAGATGTCATCGCAGGGGAGGCTTTAATCGAATGAATAAAGTAGTCACTTACTTCTATAAACACAAAGTTTTAGACATTTATGTAACGAACCGTCCAACCGACGCTAACCCTAACATCAAGTACTCAACAGATAAACGTGATGCACGTAAATTCGATGGAATGGAAAATGTACTAATCGATACAGCAACGCATAATGTTTACAAGCACACTCACACTGAAACGGATGAGATTGAGAAGGTGGAACTATGAATAAATCAGAATCAGTAGTCGAAATCAACAAAGCTATGGTTGCTTTTCGAAAAGAAGTAAAGCAGCCACTTAAAGATAAAAACAATCCTTTCTACAAATCGAAATATGTACCTCTCGAGAACGTCGTAGAAGCCATTGATGAAGCTGCAACACCACATGGGTTGTCATATACCCAATGGGCATTAAATGACGGTGAGGGACGTGTAGGAGTCGCTACAATGCTCATGCATGAGAGTGGCGAATACATCGAGTACGACCCCGTTTTTATGAATGCAGAGAAGAACACGCCACAAGGTGCTGGGTCATTAATTAGTTACCTCAAACGTTACTCATTATCCGCAATCTTCGGAATCACAAGTGATCAAGATGATGACGGTAATGCAGCAAGTGGAAAGCAAAGTAAATTAGAACCTAAAGCGAACAGTAAAAGAGTTGGTGTATTAAAGCAAGAGGTACTTAACTTTGTAGAACTTATGAAGTCACTAAATAAAGATGTAACACAACAACAAGTTGAACAAAGATTTGGTATCCAAAATTACACTGCTATAACAGAACAACAGGCAGTAAACATAATAAACAATATGCGAACTATGGCGATAAAATATAAGGAGAATGAGTAATGGCGAATTCAGTAATCTTAACAGGACGTATTACTAAAGACTTAGAACTTAAACCAGCAGGACAAACACAAGTGACTAACTTCTCAATGGCGGTAGATAATCCATTCAAAAAGGATGACGCATCGTTTTTTGACATCGTGGCTTTTGGCAAGACAGCAGAGTTACTCAATAACTACTGCGGTAAAGGTAGCAAGATTTTAATTGAAGGCAACCTCAAACAAGACCGATTCCAAGATAAACAAGGTAATAATCGTTCTGCGGTGCGTGTCATTGCTAACCGAGTTGAGTTTTTAGATAGCAAAGGACAATCCAACAACCAACCTAAACAACAACAAGAGTTGGCACAAGACAATCCGTTTGAAAATAGTGACCTTGATGATGATGACTTGCCGTTCTGATAGGACGTGATTAGATGCCATTAATTACTAGCTACATCACTCGAGATGACGGCGTAACTACAGCGGTTGTAGAAGGTGTAGAGCTTAACGATAAAGATTCGTTGTTATTAGATAACGGATTAGAAGTTGAAGTAGATGTTATTCCAGTTGATCCGTACACAATCACGGATAAGCAGAGAAGAAAAATCTTCGCTTTATGTAACGACATCGAGCAACACACGGGGCAACCACGAGAATACATGCGCTCAATGTTTATGGATTACGTGGCGTTTGTTGAGGGGTACGACAGTTTATCCCTCTCAAATTGCACACGTACACAAGCGAATCAAATAATCGAAGTGATGTTGGATTGGGTGTTCCACAACGATATACCACTCAATTACAAGACGAGTGATTTACTAAAACAGGACAAATCATTCCTCTATTGGTCAACGGTCAACCGCAATTGTGTTATCTGCGGGAAACCTCATTCAGATTTAGCACATTACGAAGCAGTAGGACGAGGGTTTAACCGTAATAAAATGAATCACCATGACAAACATGTACTAGCTTTGTGCAGAGAACATCACAACGAGCAGCACGCTATAGGTGTTAAGTCGTTCGATGAAAAATATCATCTTCAGGACAGTTGGATAAAAGTTGATGACCGGCTCAACAAGATGTTGAAAGGAGAGAAAGCGGATGGCAACGTTTAGGGTTTATAAAGAATCAGGTAACTTTGTGACAGTACACAAAGATTTTATACATGACTCTAATATAAGTTGGAAAGCGAAAGGTATCCTACTTTATTTATTAAGCAGACCTGACGACTGGCAAATTTACGAAACTGAATTAGTGAAGCATTCGGTTGACGGGTTAAGTGGTTTAAAGTCTGGGATTAAAGAATTAGAAGAAATAGGATACATTCAGCGCAATAGAAAAAGAGATGCTAAAGGTAGGTTAAAAGAATATGAATATGCTGTATATGAACAACCTAACCACATTCGATTTTCCAACGTAGGAAATTCCTACATAGGAAAAACCTACGTAGGAGAATCGCATCCTACTAATAATAATAGTACTAATAATGATTTAACTAATAATAAAGACACTAATAATGTGACAGACGAGACGATTAAAATATTTCAATTAGTTAGTAAAGAACTAGAAACAATACAAAGTCCTTTAAAAGTACAACAACTAGAAAATGAAATTGAATCATTCAAAGAAGATAAATTAGAGATTGTAGAACTAGCTATTAACTACTGTAAAGAGAATAACAAAGGTATTAACTACCTTATAAAAATTTTGGAAAACTGGAATAAAGAAGGTATTACAACTAAAGATCAAGCAGAACAAAAAATAAAACCTAAACAAACAACTAACTCAATACTAGATGAACTTGAAATTGAATTAGGTGATAACTAATGCCGATGTTAAAGAAAGAGGCTTTACACATATTAAGGCTTGTCAATGATGTTTACACTATGAACCTTACTAAAGAAAAGGCAAGCACATGGATAGAAATACTATCCGAAAAAGGAGATTACGAACCAACGTTACGTAAGACTAAAAACTACATTGCTAACAACGGATACAAACCTAAAGTAGCAGACATTTTAGCTTATAAACCAAAAGAATTTAATTACACACAGGTGCCGAAGGAGCAGACTAAAGAATATTTGCTTAAAAATGACCCTGATTACCAAAAGGGGTTAGAAGAAGCAAGGGAACGTTGGCGTCGCATGAGGGAGGAGTTAGGATTTGGCACGGATTGACAGGCTTGAAACAGAGAAAAGCCTAGTATCTAACCTAATGCGCAACCCTCAATTGATAAGCAAACTGAAGTTGACGCCTGAAATGTTCGAGAACGAGCATACACGAAAGTTTATTGAATATGTTCTAGATGTAGGTAAGGTTGACGTCAACGAAATTTATTACAAGTGTCGTAATGATAAAGAGTTCATACCTACTAAAGTGTTGTCTGAAATCTACAACTTTGACATTGCTGAAGTGTCTTACTTCATGAATGATCAACTCAATTTATTAAATGAGTACGTAGTAAATGAATCTGTAAACAAAGTGAATGAGTACCTACAACAACCAGATGAACAGAATTTAAAAGTGTTAACAGACGAGATAAACGCATTGCAAGAATTGAGTATCGAAAAAGCTAACCCTACCGATACATTTTTAGAAGAAATCATGACGAATATATTAAGCGATGAGCCTAGAGAGTTTATCAAAACAATGTACAACAACATTGATAATAAAATACTAGGGTTTGAAAAGTCGCAACTCAATATATTGGCGGGGCGTCCTTCGACAGGTAAAACGGCATTCGCTTTAAATATCATGTGGCGTATCGCTCAACAAGGCTATCCGACTTCATTCTTCAGTTTAGAAACTGGAGGGACGAACATAGGAGAACGCTTAATATCGATGATTACAAATATTCCATTAACTAAAATTAAACAATCTGAAGGATTGTCTTTAGATGAAACAAACAAAATTATGGACGCTATTAATCAGATTAAGCAACACTCCCACTTATCTATACACGATGGTGCAGTTATTACGCCGAGGGATATTAGAGAGCAGGCAATGCAAGAAAGTAATAAACCACACGTTATATTCATTGACTACTTGACACTTATGAAATCTGACGTCCCGATGAAAGAAAGACGGCTAGAAGTCGAAAAAATTAGTCGGGATCTAAAAATTATCGCGAAAGAGACAGGGTGCGTCATTATTGCGCTTGCTCAACTAAGTCGAGGGGTTGAGTCTCGACAAGATAAACGTCCGATGATGAGCGATTTAAGAGAAACTGGCGGTATTGAGCAAGATGCGCATTTTATCTTTATGCTATATCGAGATGATTATTACGACAAAGATTTAGTAGATAACGAGACTGGCAAATCAGACATAGAAGTGAACGTTGTAAAAAATAAAGACGGCGAAACAGGTGTGATTCAAATGGAATTTTACAAAAAGAGTCAGAGGTTCTACTGATGACAATTGGAGAGATGCAAGACTTTTTAGGAAACCTCTACAGAGAGACATATAAAGGCGATACGCTCATTCAAATCAATTTGGTACAAATGGGTTGGGCAATAGAAAGATTGCTTAATAGAGGGCAAATTACGCTGTTTGACGACTACGACAAAGTAAGTCACATCATTTTTGATGAAATTGATTTTACGCAAAGGAGCAGACATGACAGAAACTAGAATAGAAATATTTTATTTGGAAAACGATAGAAATCTTGGTAATCCGAAAGGGTCATCGAGACCGAGATTTAGTGGTGGTGGGCATACTTATATGCCTGCACCATATGTGAAGCATAAAAAGTTTGTAGCTGATCAACTACCACATTTGATGATAGATAAGCCGATAAAACTAACGGTTGAATTTTACTTCAAACCTAGTAATTCGTGGCCAAAACACAAAAAAGAAGCGTGTATTGGAAATCCTCATACTATAAAACCTGACATCGATAATTTACTTAAGACGATATTAGATGCAGGTAACAATTTATTATGGGTGGACGACACACTGATTTATGAAATCAGAACATTCAAAAAATATGCAGAAAATGCACGCACAGTATTAACAATTAATGAAATAGAAGGTGATTAATATGCATACAGTATTAGCATTACATCGTAATGGAGAGAAACCGACAATAACGTCACATGATGAGTTTGAAAGTTTGAAAATGGAGCATGCATATCAAAGATATAAAACGAAAAGAAAAGAGAAACCATGGTTAACTACAGTACCGCAATCCGTTGAGGCTAGCAGGGCGTACTATGATTTATGCAGATTTGCAGGTGTGCCAGTAAAACAGAAAGAAATCAAGCGTTATGAGGCTAAACCGAAAGAAAAAAAGTTACCTAAAATCCCTGGTGATCATTCGCGTGAATTCATTATTAATGGATATGTGGTATCGGTCAGACAACTAGCTAAATTATTAAATATACGTTACGAAGTCGTAAATAGCAGATTGCGTAACGGTGCAACTCCTGAAGAATTACTTGAGAAAAAGGGCGTGAAGTTATGAAGGTAAAAATTCGTGACTTAAACATTGACGATAAGGTTTCATTTTATGTGGATGAACAACGATATGAAGGTGTTGTTACAGAATTAATATATAACTTCAAAGGCAAAGAAATGGCACAGGTAGAACTAGAAAATGCTTGGTATTACAACATTACAGATGATGACGATTGGGAGGTTATTTATGACTAATAAAGATGTGGTTAATCAACCGCCACACTACACATATGGCGATATTGAAGTGATTGATTATATAGAGCAGGTTACTAAAGATTACCCTGCAGAAATGGCATTTGCGATTGGTAATGCAATTAAATATATCAGTAGAGCTCAACACAAAAATGGTAAGGAAGATTTGGCGAAAGCTCGTTGGTATCTACAAAGAGCGTTTGATAATTGGGAGGACAAACGATGAAACAAGTTTATTTAGGCGGCGGCATGTTAGATCTTGGTGACCAAATGCGACGTGAGTATGAGAAATCAGAGCTCACTAAATTAGGTTACAAGGTTTATGCACCACAAGATGACAAGGATATTAATGACAAACACAACGCTCAACAAGACGATTTAGCAGAACGTATTGTGCTAAACGACACGTTAGGAATGCAGAGTAGTCAAATCCTAATATTCGATTACCTACCACACAATCAAGGTACTATTTGTGAAATGGGATTTGTACAGTATATGCTTAAAGATTTATCAAGATTAAGTACGTCTATTTATGCAATGCCTAAAGTATATGTCCAATGTACAGATGTTAGACAAGGTACAGGTCATATATCTAAAGAGCAGGACAGACAAGAGTTCTCGATTAATCAATATGTGTATGGCGTGATTTTAGAAATAACTGAAGGACGAGGTGTTCAGACGTTCGAGGAGATATTGGAGGACTTAAAACATGAATAGTTTCCACTTATACAATGCAGCCCAAGAAAAAGTAATGATTGTACGGGAAACTGATGGAGGTTACAACATGCGAGGTTTTTCACAATCACACTTTAGTCATATAGATGATTTTTTCACATATGCAGAATTTAACGAATATAAGGCGATACACAATCTGATGTACGCAGAGGAGTTAGGCAGCCAGATTAGCATATTTGATATGTAGGAGAAGGAGATGATGGAATGAGTGATTTTATTACATTAGAAAAAACTGATTGGTACAAAAAGTTAATTCAAGAATGTGACTCGTACAAACAAGAACGTGACACACTCATCGAAGATATTACCCGTTTACGTGCAGAACGTGATGAGTATAAACGCAAACTAGACGATGTGGTGGAATTATTTACCCGCCACATCAACTATAAGTTATCAGTCAGTCACAATACATGGTACATCAATTTACGTCACAAATTAGATGAGGTGCTTAAGAATGGCACTAGATAAACAACTATACATTTTCAAAGCCAAGGTGTTGCGTGTCATCGACGGGGATACATTGGAGATGCGCATTGATCTTGGCTTCCACACACATACGGTACGTAAGGTTAGATTGCTGGGTGTGGATACGCCTGAACGTGGCGAACCTGGATACAACGAGGCTAAAGCATTTACGACTGGCACTGTATTAGGTAAGGACGTGTACGTGCAGACGTATCAAGCCGATACATTCGGTAGATACCTAGCTGATGTGTGGTATCGAGAGGGAGATAATGAATATAGATTGAGTCATGAATTAACTGTACGTGGATTAGTTAAGGAAGGTAGTAAATGGAACGAGGAGGAAGAGTAAATGCCCGCATGGATTCTTTTATCTACGGTTGTTGTTTGTGTATTAACGGAATATTTCATTCATCATCGATTCAACAACAAGTATGTGGGTAGGATTTGTAGTTTGGTTTTTATGTTGATTGTGATGGTGCTATTCATCTCGGTTACTAAGTTTGAAGGAATAAAAGGATTAGCTTTTGTCACGGCAATTTTTATTGTAAATGTGTTATACGAAATTAGAACAATTAATCTTACTAAGGAGGACAAATAAATGAAACTACATGAAAAAATCATTTTATTAGGCATGACAATTAGATTAGTTGGGGAAGTTATCGGACTGTATGAAAACGTTAAACAAATTAAGGAGGATAAATAACATGAACAACTTAATCAAACAAGTTGAACAATGGTCAATTGATAAAGGACTAGATAAAGGTAATAGCTTTACACAATATACAAAGAGTGTTGAAGAAATGGGAGAAGTTGCAGGTGCTTTGTGTCGTAACCGAAAACACGATTTAAAGGACGGTATAGGCGATGTATTGGTTACTCTAATCATATTGGCCCAACAAAATAATATGACGATTCAGGAGTGTTTAGAACAAGCGTATGGAGAGATTAAAGACAGAACAGGCGAAACAAGAAATGGAACATTCATCAAATCAGAAGACTTGTAGTAAAGATATACTGCAACGAATCAAGGAGTTACTTAATAAGGAGTGATAGTGTGGATGATAAGATACTAAGTTATTTAGATAAAGTTGGAAAAAAAATAAGCGGTGTTGCCGAAAAGGGATTTGATGTTTATATACATGGTGTGTTTGTAACAAGTTTGATTTATAGCATTATAGGTGTAGTGCTTGTAATACTGGGCATTGCAGGTATGCATATCGCATTGAGATTAAATAACGGCGAAGAGAACAATGATTTTAAAGAGATGTTTCAAATTGCTACATTTATAATTAGCCCTATGATAATTATAGTAGGATTTGTTTTTGTTATAGCTAATATCGTTGGAGTATTTGCACCTGATTATATAGCACTTAAACAGATCGTCGAAGGAGTGATTAAATGAAATATTTAAGAGTGGTATTACACACGCTGGTAACGATTCTGATTTATGAGGGGGCTAAGGCACTAATGAATGATATGTACCTGCAAGATGAAGTTGATACGGAGGAATATTAGATGTGGTGGATTATACTGTTTGTAATATATACATTATTGCTACTAGGATTCATCACCGAAAACGCACAACTTAAGGGCAAATTAGAGGCTAGAGAATACGAAAAACGAGTATTAGAAAGTAGATTAAGACACTTTGAGGGGGAACGCAATGTACAGTAAAGAAGCGATACTTAATATGATTGGTACACATAAGATGAAGTGTAATGTACTAGCTGATGTAGTGCCTGAATACGATAGTAACTCCATTGCACAATACGGGATACAAGCTACCTTACCAAAAGGGCAAGGGGAGAATAGTAGTAAGGTAGAGGATATTGTAGTTAGATTAGATAGAGCAAATAAAAGATTCTCACAGATGTTAAAAGAGGTTGAGTTTATTAATAAATCACAACAGAAATTAGGACAGGTAGACTTTTGTTTTCTCGAGTTACTTAAAAGAGGATACAGAAGAGATGAGATTATAAAGAAGATGCCTAATGCTAAACTAAACAGAAACAACTTTTTAGCTAGACGTGATGAGTTAGCAGAGAAGATTTACTTGTTGCAGTGACAAAAATGACAGTAATGACTGTTATGACAGTGTTTTGAGTATATCCAAAAGTTTTATATAATAAATATGTGCTTAATGTAAGCACTGCGATGACGACATTTTCCCTCCTTTCAAATTGTGGTTTCATCTATTTAGTGAAGTTGATTAGTAACTAGACTAGGCGTCCAGAGCAACTGGGCGTCTTACTTTATGCTGATATGAGTGTATGTATTTAGTGGTATATATTCATATGAGTGTAAAGCTCAAATAAAATAACAAAACATAATCACTAGGCACTGTATACGCACAGTGTCTTTTTTGTATTTAAATCTATAGAGTAATTAACGTAAAGGCGTGTGATACAGTGAAAAAAAATTGACTAAATTAACACATAAGCAAGAGCAGTTTGTATTAGGACTCATAGAAGGCAAAAGCCAACGAAAAGCATATATTGACGCAGGGTATTCGACCAAAGGTAAAAGTGAAAATTATATAGATAGTCGAGCTTTTGAGTTGAGTAAGAATAGTGCGGTTTTAGATAGGTACGAAGAATTGCGTCAAGAAGTAGTTGAACAATCAAAATGGACACGCCAAAAGGCTTTTGAAGAGTATGAGTGGTTAAAGAATGTAGCTAAAAACGACATTAATGACAAAGGTTTGAAGAAATCATCTGCTGACGCATTTGTAGCTGGTTTAGATGGCATGAATAGAATGATGTTAGGTAATGAAAAACTAGCTAATAAAAAGATCGAAACTGAAATCAAAATGCTTGAGAAGAAAATTGAACAAATTGATAAAGGTGACGCAGGTACCGAAGATAAGATACGTCAGTTGCATAACGCTATAACGGATGTGATCTCTAATGAGTAAACTAAACAAGCTCTATACAGACAAGCAAATTGAAATCTTGAGAGAAACGCAAAAAAGAGATTGGTTTATGCTTATCAACCACGGTGCTAAACGTACAGGTAAGACGATATTAAACAACGACTTATTCTTGCGAGAATTAATGCGTGTACGTGATATTGCAGATAAAGAAGGTGTTGAGAGACCGCAATATATTCTAGCAGGAGCAACGTTAGGAACAATACAGAAGAACGTACTGATAGAATTAACGAATAAGTATGGATTAGAGTTTAACTTTGATAAATACAACTCGTTTATGTTGTTTGGTGTGCAAGTGGTACAAACAGGTCACAGCAAAGTAAGTGGCATTGGTGCTATACGTGGTATGACTGCATATGGTGCGTATATTAACGAGGCATCACTAGCACATGAAGAAGTATTCGACGAGATTAAATCACGTTGTAGTGGATTAGGTGCAAGGATATTAGTGGATACGAACCCTGACCACCCTGAACATTGGTTGCTAAAAGATTATATAGAAAACACAGACCCTAAAGCAGGTATATTGAGTTATCAATATAAGCTCGATGACAACACATTCTTAAACGATAGATATAAAGAGTCTATTAAAGCGTCAACGCCGTCAGGAATGTTTTATGAAAGGAATATCAACGGTAAATGGGTATCAGGCGACGGGGTTGTATATGCTGACTTTGATTTAAATCAGAATACCATTACCTATGATGATTTGATGAAAGTGCCTATCAAAGAATACTTTGCTGGTGTCGACTGGGGATTTGAGCATTATGGATCTATTGTGTTATTAGGAAGAGGTATTGACGGCAACTTTTATTTTATGGAAGAACATGCTCACCAATTTAAGTTTATAGAGGACTGGGTGGACATAGCTAAAGGCATTGTTGCAAAGTACGGCAATATTAATTTCTATTGCGATACCGCCAGACCTGAACATATAACAGATTTTAGACGGCACGGATTAAGGGCTATAAATGCAGATAAAAGTAAGTTGTCAGGCATTGAAGAAGTAGCTAAGTTATTCAAACAAAATAAATTATTTGTTCTGTATGATCATATGGATAGATTTAAGAAAGAGATATACAAGTATGTTTGGCACCCAACTAACGGGGAGCCGATAAAAGAATTTGACGATGTGTTAGATTCATTGCGTTATGCTATCTACACACATACTAAACCTGAAAGATTAAGGAGGGCGAGATAACGGTGTACAAACTAATAGACGACATTAGGACACAAGGTGTACTACCTAAACATGTAGAATCATTAATCGAATCGCACAAGAATGACCGCGAACGAATGGTTAATCTATACAACAGGTATAAGACTCATATTGATTATGTACCTATTTTCAAACGTAGTCCAATCGAAGAAAAAGAGGACTTTGAACGAGGTGGCAATGTTAGACGTTTAGATATATCTATAAACAACAAACTAAACAATTCATTTGATAGCGAAATTGTAGATACACGTGTTGGTTATTTACATGGTGTGCCTATTACTTATGACTTGGATGAAAACACGGTGAAGAACGACAAGCTCAAAGATTTTATCGCAAACTTTATCTTGCGTAATAACGTTGATGATGAAGATTCAGAGATGGGTAAAATGGCTGCGATTTGCGGATATGGTGCAAGGTTAGCATATATCGACAAAAGTGGAGATGTAAGAATAAAGAATATAGATCCATTTAACGTAGTGTTTGTAGGTGACAGTATATTAGAACCTACATATTCATTACGTTATTTTTATGAAGTAGACGATTACAACGGTAAAGAATATGTCTATGCAGAGTTTTATGACGATACTTACTACTACGTATTCCGTGGCGAAGGTATAGATGCCTTACAAGAAGTAGGCAGATATGAGCATCTATTCGATTACAATCCATTGTTTGGTGTGCCTAACAATAAAGAGATGTTAGGCGATGCAGAAAAGGTAATTCACTTGATAGATGCTTATGACTTAACGATGAGTGATGCGTCGAGTGAAATAAGTCAGACACGTCTAGCATACCTTGTATTACGTGGAATGGGTATGAGTGAGGAAATGATACAAGAGACTCAAAAGAGTGGCGCATTTGAACTATTTGACAAGGATATGGACGTTAAATACTTAACTAAAGATGTTAACGATGGAATGATTGAGAATCATTTAGATCGTATCGAGAAGAACATCATGCGTTTTGCTAAATCAGTTAACTTTAATTCTGATGAGTTTAATGGCAATGTACCTATCATTGGTATGAAGTTAAAGTTAATGGCTTTAGAGAATAAATGTATGACCTTTGAGCGTAAGATGACAGCGATGTTACGTTACCAATTTAAAGTTATCTTGTCGGCATTAAAGCGTAAAGGCTACAACGTAAATGATGACAGTTATTTGGATTTAATATTTAAATTCACTCGTAATATTCCAGTGAATAAACTTGAAGAATCACAAGTGTTGATTAATTTAAGAGGTCAAGTGTCTGAACGTACTAGACTAGGACAATCACAGTTAGTTGATGATGTCGATTATGAGTTGGACGAAATGGAACGTGACAACTTCGAGTTTAACAACAATTTGCCTAACATAGATGAAGGTGATGCTAATGGCAGATCGCAAGATAACCAATCAAACACAAATTGATGAATACATCGAGCAACTGATTGCAAAGTCTGAAAAAGAACTTGAAGTGTTATTTGCTAAGCGATTGAAAGTGATTAATCAAGAGTTGGCGGAGATGTTTGAAAAGTACCAATCAGATGACCCTCACGTAACATGGACAGAATTCAATAAGTACAATCGTTTGAATAAAGAGCTTGTACGCATCGGAGAAATGATAACTGAAGATTATAATCAAGTAGCTAAAGCTATTAAACAGACTCAACATAATGCTTACATCGAGAAGTATATGATGAGTCTTTATTTGTATGAAATGGCTACACAATCATCAATGGAATTCGATGTACCTACTGCGTCTGTGATTAACAAAGCGATTGAACAACCGATTGAGTTTATACGCTTAGTACCAACGTTACAGAAACATCGCAATGAGGTACTTAAACGTATTCGCATACACATTACGCAAGGTATCATGAGTGGCGAGGGCTATTCTAAGATTGCTAAAGCGCTACGTGATGATATAGGCATGACTAAAGCACAGTCGCAACGTGTGGCGCGTACAGAGGCAGGCAGAGCAATGTCACAAGCTGGATTAGACAGTGCTATGGTAGCTAAAAAAAATGGTATGAAGATGATGAAGCGTTGGGAAGCTACTAAAGATGCGCGCACACGTGACACACATCGTCATTTAGACGGTAAGTCAGTAGATATAGACGACAACTTTAAATCTAGTGGTTGCGTGGGTCCTGCCCCTCATCTATTTGTTGGCGTAGCTAGCGCAAAAGAGAATATTAACTGTCGTTGTAAGTTGTTGTATTACATTGATGAAGATGATTTGCCTGGTGTAATGCGAGTGCGTAATGACGATGGAACAACGGAGGTAATACCTAACGTGACGTATTTTGAATGGGAAAAGTCAAAACGGAAAGGTTAAGGTGATCCAATTATCTCGTTAGCGGTAGACGTTAACCGCTCGACCTGAAGTATGTCGTTAAACTGCTTTTTTATTATGTACTTTTCGGACTTAACGGTACGCGAAGGACAAAAAAAGGAGCAATGATATATGAATGTCGAGGAAATCAAAAATTATTTTGAAGAACACAAAGACGACAAAGAAGTTAAAGACTATCTAAACGGACTTAAGACGGTGTCTGTTGATGACGTTAAAGGCTTTTTAGATACAGAAGAAGGTAAGCGATTTATCCAACCTGAATTAGATCGTTACCACACAAAAGGTTTAGAGTCATGGAAAGAAAAGAATCTTGAGAGTTTAATCGAAAAAGAAGTACAAAAACGTAATCCTGAACAGTCAGAAGAACAAAAACGAATTAGCGCGCTCGAAAAAGAGTTAGAAAAACGAGATGCAGAAGCTAAAAGAGAAAAGTTGAGAAGTTATGCACTCGGTAAAGCGCAAGAAATGAATATCCCATCCTCTTTGGTAGATAGATTCCTAGGCGAAACTGATGAGGATACTGAAGAGAATTTAAAGGCTCTAAAAGAAACGTTTGATAAGTATGTTCAAGAAGGCGTCGACTCTAAATTTAAAGCTAGTGGACGAGATGTCAGAGATGCACAAGATAACAATCAATCACCTTCGAATGTTAAGTCTATTGAAGAAATGGCACAAGAAATTAATATCAGAAAATAAAGCGAGGTAATAAATTATGGCAACTCCAACATATACTCCGGCTAATGTTATTTTGTCGGATTTTAAAAATGGTGTAATTCCGGCAGAACAAGGTTCATTAATTATGAAAGAAGTCATGGCGAATTCGGCTATCATGAAATTAGCTAAAAACGAGCCAATGACAGCTCAAAAGAAAAAGTTTACGTATTTAGCTAAAGGTGTAGGCGCTTACTGGGTTTCAGAAACTGAACGTATTGAAACTTCTAAACCTGAATATGCGCAAGCAGAAATGGAAGCTAAGAAAATCGGTGTAATCATTCCTTTATCAAAAGAATTCTTAAAGTGGACTGCTAAAGATTTCTTTAACGAGGTTAAACCTTTAATTGCAGAAGCATTCTACAAAGCGTTTGACCAAGCTGTAATCTTTGGTACTAAATCACCTTACAACACTTCGACAAGTGGTAAACCACTTGTGACAGGCGCAGAAGAAAAAGGAAATGTTGTTACAGATACTAACGATTTATATGTAGACCTTTCCGCATTAATGGCTACAATTGAAGATGAAGAATTAGATCCTAACGGTGTATTAACTACACGTTCATTCCGTAGCAAAATGCGTAATGCATTAGATGCAAACAAACATCCATTGTTTGATGCAAACGGTAATGAAATTATGGGATTACCTTTATCTTATACAGGTGCAGATGTGTTCGACAAAAAACAATCATTAGCATTAATGGGTGACTGGGATTATGCACGCTATGGTATCTTACAAGGTATTGAGTACGCTATTTCAGAAGATGCAACATTAACTACATTACAAGCATCTGATGCATCTGGACAACCAGTATCATTATTTGAACGTGACATGTTCGCATTACGTGCTACTATGCACATCGCTTACATGAATGTTAAACCTGAAGCATTTGGAACATTGAAACCTTCTGAGTCTGGAGTTGGTGTAGGTGGTTAATAAAGCAGAAGAAATTAAGGTGAAACGTGATGATGAGACTATCACTGTAACACGTAAAGCATTTGATGCTTATTACAGTCTAGTTGGTTATCAAGAGGTTAAAACACGACGTACAGCGTCTAAAAAGAGTGAGTGATAATTATGACTCTTTACGAAGAAATTAAACTTCTTCTTAAAAAGAATGGGATTGAAATTAAACCCGATGAAGAAGATTTATTTAAAATGGAAGTTGACGGAATACTAGAAGATGTTAGAGATGTAACAAACAATGACTTCGTAAAAGACGGTCAAGTTGTTTATCCCTATCCAATTAAAAAGTACGTTGCAGACGTATTAGAGTATTATCAACGTCCTGAAGTTAAAAGGAATTTAAAAGCTAGAAGTATGGGAACGGTGTCGTACACGTATAATGACGGCGTTCCTGATTATATTAGTGGCGTGTTGAATAGATATAAGCGTGCTAAATTCCATGTTTTTAGAACTTTAAGATAGGGGGATTGATTATGTTTGATCCATTCAATGAGTATCCCCACACAATCACTAAAGTTAAAAAGACTAAAATAAATAGTTATCCCAACCCAACCGTAAATTATGAAGAAGTTACTACGTTCAACGGATTTATGGACACACCTACAACTTCTGAAACACTTAAGTACCATCAAATGGGTAAATCTTTCGACAGAAACCTATATACAAGGTATGACATACCAATAAATACAGAAGATTACTTTAAATACGAGGGTAGAATCTACCAAATTATAGGTTATCCAGTAGACCAAGGTGGTATGCATGAAGTCAATCTTACTCGTTTGCAGGAGGTACCGTATGGCAAAGGTTAAATACGGTGCTGAATCACTTGTGGCTGAGTTGGAAGATTATCGTGAAGAAATGGAAGATTGGGTTAAAAAAGGGATTTTAAAAACTACTTTAGCAATTTATAACACTGCGGTAGCGTTAGCGCCTGTAGATTTAGGTTTTTTAAGAGAAAGTATCGACTTTAAATTAACTGACGGTGGCTTATCTAGCGTTATTAGTGTAGGTGCGGAATATGCAATTTACGTTGAATTTGGTACGGGTATTTATGCTACTGGACCAGGTGGCAGTCGTGCTAAAAAGATACCATGGTCGTACAAAGATGACGACGGGCAGTGGCATCAAACATATGGACAAATGGCACAACCATTTTGGACGCCTGCTGTTGATAAAGGACGACAAGTGTTTGAAAGTTACTTTAGCTAGGAGTTGTTAATATGTGGGTAACGGCAGAACCACTCTTATATTACAAAGTTATAAATAATCTAGTACAGAACCCTATCACTGACAGATTAGTCGGTGGTAGGGTTTTTGATTGCGTTCAAAAAGATGTCGCTTACCCATATATTGTGGTGGGTGAATCGAATGTAACAGAGAGTGAACGCTCACCTGGTATGCGTGAAACTATTGGCATTACATTTCATGTTTATAGCCAATTTGAAAATGGTGCAGAGGCTAGAGAGTTGCTTAAGTACCTTAATTACGCATGCCGACAACATTTAGAATTTAGAGATTACGAAATAGATTGGATTAAAAAAGATAATTCACAAGTTTTTACTGATATTGATCAGTTTACAAAACATGGCGTATTGAGATTGCTATACAGAGTGCGCCATAAGACTTTACAAGAAGGAGTGTAGCTAATGAGTACAGGTTACATTGCCGTTTGTGAGCCGACTAATAATACGCTCGGTGTTATGGGTTTATTAGTATCGGACTTGCAAGAGGGCGAAACTAAAATTTCTTCAGAGCTATCAGAAAAAATTGTAGCAGGCAAGACTGATTACTCTTATCAATCTGTAGCAGAAGAAATTAATTTAACATTTGGTCGTATTCCTGGAGATAAAGGACAAGACCAATTTAAGAAAGCTATTAAAGAACGCAAACAAATCAAAGTTTGGTTAATTGAAAAGAAAAAAAGAGAAGATGGATATCATGCTGCATTTGGTTACACAGTTGTTGAAGAGTATGGTAATTCGTTCGACGATGAGGAAGATACAATTGAAGTAACTGTTAAAGTAAAATTTAACACTGCTGACGGTGTTTTCGAAGAATTGCCGCCATCATGGTTAGATGCATCAGTTGCTGGTACTACTGTTGAATTCGAAAAACCTGGTGAATACACAGGAGATTTGGAAGAACGTAAGTCAACTAGCAAGTCTTTTACAGTTAGCAATGTAGATGAGTCTGATTCAGAGTTGTAATAAGTTAAGGGGCATTGCGCCCCTATTTTTTTATATATGAAAAGTGAGGTTATCCATTAATGAGCGAACAAAATGTATTCCAAGCGGAAAAGTTTGAACCAATTACAGAATTAGAAGTTAACGATATTACTTATAAAGCAAAAGGTACTTTTATGTTTGATATTCATGCCGAAAAGTACGCAAAAGAAGATTCAGAGGGGAATAAAGCATCGGGTTATCACCACATTATGCAAGGGATTCTAAACCGCAAGACTACTGCTATTGTAGAGTTTTGGGATTGCGCGCTAGCCCATATTAAACAACGCCCTTCAAAAGAAGATATCCAAGACGCTATCTTAAAAGTTATCGAAGAAAAAGACGGTACGATTGGATTGTTACAAGGTGCTATTCAAGTATTAGGTGAATCGGGTTTTTTCAAGGAAGAGTTCAAGATGTTCTGGTTCCAAATGAATCAAGCGCCGAAGTTAGTCAAAGAAGAGGACAAAGAAGAGGCGAAGAACGCGCTACCATTCATGAAAGCAACATACACAACTCTTACGGGCAAAGAACCTTACTAAATTACAGTGAAATCAGGATTAAAACAGCCCAATATTTAGGTTATATAAGCGCAGATGAATTGTATTTAATGACACCTAAAGAGTGGCAAGATTGGATTAGAGGTTCTAGAGAGCGTGAATTAGATCAACTAGAATTCAATTTGCATCAAGCGACTGCTAATGCAATGGCACAGAGTAAAAAAGGCGTTAAACCTATGCTTAAACAGATTGCTAAAGCGCGTGAAAATTTAGGTAAGAATGTTCAACAAATTAAACACGATAGAGATAAAAATATTGAACAACGTAAGTCATTAAGACAACGACAAATCGAAGAGGCGGAGGCGTTATTCTTCAAAAAGAAAGGAGAGTAATATGGATACAAACTTTGTTGCGCGTATTAATGCGATAATCAGTAACTTTGAACGTGGAGTGCGTAAAGCTCAAAGATTGGCTAAAACATCTATACCCAATGAGATTGAAACAGAGATTACAGCCAACACGAATAAGTTTCAAAGAGCATTGACAAAAGCAAAAGCAATGGCTCAAAAATGGCGAGAACACACTGTAAATATAGATGGGGATACCAGCCCCATAAAAAGAGCTATACTCACTACTAAAGCAATGTTAAAGGCTATTAGAAAGCATACAGTTAACATTGACGTAGACGTTAATAAGTGGGATTTACTTAAAGCGAAGATGGTTGATACATGGCATAACGGTGGTAAAGCCTTAGGTGAATTTAGCGACAAAATGGACCATTTAGCTGGACGTATTCGTTCATTTGGTACTGTCTTCGGCCAACAAATCAAAGGTATGGTTATAGCATCGTTTCAAGCCTTAATACCTGTGATTGCAGGATTAGTGCCGGCTATTATGGCTGTAGGTAATGCATTGAAAGTAGTAACTGGTGGTGCGGTTGCTTTATCAGGTGCTTTAGCAATAGCGGCAGGTGGTTTTGTTGGGTTTGGTGCTATGGCTATTAGTGCATTAACTATGCTCAAAAATGGTACGCTACAAGCTACTAATGAGACTAGAGCTTATCAACGTGCTTTAGAAGGTGTTAAGGATACGTGGGCATCTATTATTAAACAAAATCAAGCTCAAATCTTCAATACAATGACCAATGGCTTAAATGCCGTTAAAGTTGCTTTACAAGGGTTAAATCCATTTTTTAGTGGCGTTGCATTACAAATGGAAAAGGCGAGCGCTAGCGTGCTTAAATGGGCTAAAACAAGCCAAGTTGCAAAACGTTTCTTTAAAGAAATGGGTACAACTGGTGTAGCTATATTTGGAGATTTATTGCGTGCAGGCGGTCAATTTGGCGCAGGTATGATAAGTATGTTTACACAATTGATGCCACTTTTCCGATGGTCATCACAATGGCTACGTAGAATAGGCGAAGATTTTAATAAATGGGTTAACAGTGCTAAAGGGCAAAACGCTATTAAACAGTTCATGGAGTATACAAAGACTAATCTACCTATAATCGGTAACATCTTTAAAAATACATTTGCCGGTATCAATAACTTACTTAAAGCTTTTGGGCAGAATTCAACTAACATCTTTAAGTGGCTAGAAAAAATGACTGCTAAATTCCGTGAATGGTCTGAAATGGTTGGTAAATCAGAAGGATTTAAGAAGTTTGTGCAATATGTTCAAGAGAATGGCCCAGTGATCATGAAACTTATTGGAGATATAGTTAGAGTGTTGGTAGCGTTTGGAACTGCAATGGCACCAATAGCAAGCGCATTACTTAAAGTTATAGGTAAAATTGTAGAATTTACAGCCGCATTATTTGAAGCGCATCCTAATGTAGCAAGATTCTTTGGAATATTAACTATTCTAGGTGGTGCATTTTGGGCATTAATGGCACCTATAATGTTTATTAGCTCAATTCTAGGCAATGTATTTGGCGTTTCGTTACTACAAGCCGGAAGATTTATTTTTGATTTTGTTAAAAATGCAGGTATATTGAGGGGTGCTTTAAACTTACTAAAAGGTGCATTTATGCTACTTACTAAACCGATCGGGCTAATTACAAGAGCGTTGCCATTATTAGGTGGAGCGTTAGCTGGAATATCTGCACCTGTGTGGATTGTAATAGGTGTTATAGCGGCGCTTGTAGGAGTTATTGTGTGGTTGTGGAAGACAAATGAAGATTTTAGAACCGCGGTAATAAATGCCTGGAATATGCTACGGGACGGAATTGCAAATGCCATCGAAGGCATAAAGCAGTGGTTGACCGATTTATTTACAAAAGTGAATGAAACATTACAACCAATAATGCCAATCCTTCAGCAAATAGGGCAATTTGCCCAACAATTTTTAGGCGTCGTTTTTGTGACCGCTATAAATACACTAATCACTGTTTTTGGTGGATTGTGGACTATAGTTTCAGTAGTCTTTACTGCAATAGGTACTATTATTTCTGCAACAATCCAATTAGTAGTTGGTCTTTTCACAGCATTTATTCAGTTTTTATCTGGTGACTTTTCAGGAGCATGGTTAACCTTACAAACGACAATTTCGAACGTTGGCCAAACTATTTGGGCAGGTATCCAATCAATTTGGTCTCAAATCCAACAATTTTTATTCGATACTTATAGTAGAATTACTGGTCAAACAGTATCTAGTTGGTCTCAAATTTGGCAAATTACAGTCAATTACCTTACTAATATTTGGAATTCTGTATCAAATTGGTTTTCACAAGTTGTATCTACTGTAGGTGCAAAAATGGGGCAAGCCCTAGCATTAATCGTTTCAATCGGTTTTCAATGGGTTCAGTCAATAATTCAAGCTATGCGTAATTTCCTAAATTCTGTTGTTCAAGGATTCTGGAATGTTGTTAACGCTTGTCGCAATGGAATGCAGAACGCACTAAATGCAATACGTAGCTTCTTTGGTAGCTTTATAGAAGTCGGACAATACTTAATGCAAGGTTTAGCCAATGGCGTCAAGGCAGGTATTGGTTGGGTTGTTGATGCAGCTAGAGGTGTAGCAGAACGCGCTGTTAGTGCTGCTAAAAGCGTATTAGGAATACATTCCCCTTCTAAAGTATTTAAAGGTATCGGGCAATTCGTATCACAAGGATTAGGAATCGGTATAGCTGACCACGCTTACAAAGCGGTAGACGCTGTGAAGAATGTTTCTAATCAGATGTTAAGTGCATTTGATGCTAACTTAGTCCCTTCAATGGATTTGAGTGGACTTAATAGTTCAATCGCTAGTGATTTGAACGGATTTTTAACAGACGATGTTCAACATACTTTAGCAGAGGCAAATAAACCTGTAGTTAATATTCAAGTTACCAATGAAGGCGACATAGATTTAATCAGAAATACAATCAGAGATATGGATAGTAATGAGTTTTACACATAAGGTGGTGGTAAGTTGATTGTTAGAGATGTAGAAGTAGTGAGGGACAAGACGTATAGGGTATCTGACAATCCCTTTACCAATAAAAGGGTAACTGTTAAATCACTAAATATAAGTGATATAGATCGCGAATATAGCTACGAAGAAATCGAACGTTTAAGCGGTCGATTACACACTGGTGTTAAGGAAAGCGCTAGAAAAGCGGTATTAACACTTGAATACAATGTAGATAAGTTAGCACAAGCTATACATTTAAGAAATCAACTTGCCACACTTTTTAGTGGTAAGTTTTATTTGCGTGAACTTGTACCTGCGTTAGTAGAGATACCCTTTCAAGGTTTTAACGAACCTGACTTTAAATTTAATTTAAACTACGCAAGCGGACTTCAATTAGAATTTAGACTGGTTAACATTGGTGACTATGATACAAATCGTACTAGTGGAGAAATAGAGTTGCAATTTGAAACTTCAGAAACGCCTTATTATCAAAGTATTGGTAGAAGTTTAAATTTAGAGAAACTAGATACCAATTATTTATGGTCTACAGATATGGGAATAGAAATGCCAGTGAGTAGCGCTAAACGTAAATACACATTTGAGAATGTTAATTCAGGCAACGTCTATTATTACGGTACAAAACCTATCGACCAGTTTACATTTGATAGAGTCGTGACAATAACGCTAGGCGAGGATACTAAAAAGTTTAGTTGGAATCTTGAATATTCAGAAGTAATGACGATAGAAGGTTTAAATTTAAAGGCAGGAGACACTATAAAGTTCGACGGACTACAAACTTATAGAAACGGTGTGTCAATCGATGACTACACTCGTTTGTCTCAACCATATTTTGATTTCGGGTGGAATTACTTCACTATTAATCAAACTGTACAAAAAATTGTATTCGACATGAAATTTTATTATAGGTAGGTGGTACTTTGCCATTTCTAATAAAAAATAGGGTTGGTAAAGGCTACCCTGTTTATGCTCCAACAGTTGTAAACGAAAAATTAAAAGATGACGGTAGTTTAAATTTCGATATTATAGAAAATGAAAATACGCACGATCTGATTAGTGCGGTATCGAAAATGTGGACAGTGCATAAAGTCGCTGGACCTGACGATAAAAAGATATACGTTATTACTATTATTGACCGTAAGAGTAAGGGAGATAAACAGTATTTAAGTATTACTGCACGAGAAAAAGAAATTGATGACTTAATGGTGTCCCGTATTTATTCTAACGTTACTGGTAGTTTTACAGTTGACGAGTATTTTAAATTAGTATTCCAAGGAACTGGCTACAAATTCAAAATACCAATACATGTGCCTTCTAGCCGTTGGGAAAATGCGGGGGAAGGCGAGTCCAGGTATGACATGTTTAAAGCGGGTTTAGACCGCTACGGACTTGAATATGAGTATGATGCAACAACTAAGACATTCACTTTAAAGCCTTTTGTGAGTAATACGACTAAATATTATATTTCAAGCAAGGTAAATGCTAACAACATAAAGTTAGAAGAAGATGCTAGCGAAGTATACACCTATATTGAGGGTTACGGAGATTTCGAAGAAGATGGTAACTTCCTAGAAGGTGGTTTACGTGTAAAGTATACACACCCACTAGCAAAGGTTATCGGCAAGCGAGACGCTCCACCTAAAATAGATGGTCGAATTAAAGATCCTGAACTAATGAAAAGAGAAATCGAAGCCATTATAGATCAATCATTAAAAACATCTTTGTCACTCGATTTCGTAAGTTTGAGAGAACAATTCCCTGACGCAATACCACGTATTGGTGATTTAGTACCAGTGCGTGATGATATTATCGATGTAAACGATAAGGTGCGTATCATTGAGATTAGGACTAAACGTGATGCTCATAATCGAATCATTAATCAAGATGTTGTGTTAGGTGATCAAAGACGGCGTGACCGTTATCAAAAAAGTGTTAACAATGCAGCTACCCTAGCTAATGGATTAGGTGGTGGTAGCACTGGTATTAGGTCTATAAATTCTGTTTCCAAAAAAATTGATGCGACTGCTAAAACAGTAACTAAAGTGACCGAAACTTCTGGCGCATTAGAATATAACGGATTAGGAATACACGCTAAAGACGGTAGTAAGTATTTGTCGTATATGAAAGATGGTATTAAAAGTAGTAATGATGCTGGGAATAATTATACAGTTTTAATGAATGGCGATGGCTTTAATATGGACGCTATGAAAGTCGCTACACAATCAACTAACGGACTAATGAGCAAAGAGGATAAGGTCAAATTAGACAAGATTAGTGATACTACTCAACATAATACCAACGGTTTAATTATTACAGGAGAAAATGGAAAGAAATACAATATTACAGTAAATACAAGTGGCCAATTGGTAGCTAAGGAGGTTTAATGATTGAAATTAAACTTATTTAAAAAATTAGATGTATTCTTTAACGATAAATTTATAAGTCAAAATGAAAGTAATTATGAAAAGATTGAAAATGCTTTCGAAGGTATTACTGATGATATTGAATACCATAGAAAAAATGAAAAAGATGCTCATAATTCTGATAATGTAACTCACTACACAAAAAAAGGTCAAAAAACTAACGTTGGTGACGAGTTAAGATATCAGAACGAAGTGAATGACCATTTAGTATTAGGCGCATTAGGCAATGGTCAACAAGAAGTCAGACAAAGTCGTGTATCAATTGACGCAATCCAACATAACACGTTGGAGGAGCGGTTGAAACACGACTTTTTACGTGAAAAAAATGACCGAGAAAAAGGTTTAAAAAACTTATTAGACAAAATCAATCGGGTAGTGAACGTCGATGAATTTGGAGCCGACCCTACAGGTGTTAAAGACAGTACAGAGGCTTTTAGAAAGGCTTTTGGCAATGGTAATATTCAAGTTACTATGTCTGGCGGCACTTACAAAGTATATGGTTTGAGATTACCTAACAACACACGTTTAGTTGGGCAAGGTAAAGATATTACAACAATTAAACTAGCAGATGATGCGCCTGCTGATGCAATTGTAGTTACTAACCTATCAATGGGTGGCAATGCAAAGAATATTGCTATTGAGAATTTCAGTGTAAATGGTAATAGAGGACGACAAGGTGGAACGTTGAAACCTGCTGGAGGTTCACTCTCAAGTGGCGTAAGGTTCGCAGGTGTCAAGAATGGTTATATTTACAACATTAAATCCTATAACAACCTATTACACGGTATTGACGTCACATACGGTGTAGACGAATACTTTTATGGTGGCGATGGCGCTAGACCGAGTGAGCTACTGGAAAGTAAATACGTACATGTTAATAATTGTGAAACGCATACGTTTGGAGATGACGGTATAACTACACATTGGAGTAGATATATTTTAATTACAGACTGTTATTCACATGATCCAGTTGGTGGAGGTAATAACAACGGCATCGAAGTTGATGACGGTTCACAATTTATTTTTCTTTCTGATAACAAATCAGAAAATAACTACGGTGGTCTTGAGATTAAAGCACATAAATCAGCGTGTGCACCTCAAAATGTATTCGTTAACAATCATTTGTCTATACGTGATACCCGTGCGTACAATATTCGACACATTGGGCATCACAGAGCAAGTGACGCTCAATCTAAGACTGCTTACAATGTAGTGTTAAATAACTGTAGTGCAGTATATCCACAATTCAATGAAGTTTATCCGAATACTACGCCACGTGCTATCGTTGTATGTGCGTACCGCAATGTATTAGTAAACAATTTTAGTGCAATTGGCGATTCTAAATGGACTGCTAAACAACCAGTAGTCGTTGTTCAATTCAGAGCCGAGAATGTTACATTTAATGGTGTCAACATTCAAGGTTTTACAGAGGCTAGTGCCGATTTAAAAATCATGGGTGGATCTAACAGACCTAAAAAAGTTACTTTTGCTAACGTCAACCTATTCAAATCTTCTAAATCCATCGGTATTGCGGGTGGCAGTCAGGTTTACGATACTAAGATTATTGGCGCTAATTTAATAGGTACTGGAACAGGTAACGCGATTGAGATGTACAATAATACAGCTGAAATCATCGGTGTACAAGCAGAAGGATATGCTAATCAAGCTGTAATCAGTAAAAAGAAATATTCAAAAGTACCAACAGTTTTAAAAGGTGGTTTGTCTGCAGGAGTAACAGGCGGAGGAGCCTTATCAGAAGTTGGTGCAGCTTTAGCTTCAACTGGTGGTTCATATGCGCACAGTGCACGTTCATGGATTGCAGGTGTTGGTATGGGTTCACAAGCACACGGCTCACGCAGTGCGGTAATCAATTCCCTCGAATCAGAAACTATTCCAGGTAGTTATTGCCAAACTATTGTTAATAGCCGTGGTGTTAAATCACGTGGTAACTATGCATTCTTGCTAGGTTATGGAGCGAATGGTGCAAGTACAGCTAATATCAAAATTGATATGTCTTCTACTAGCGGTAACATTAAAACTGCTGGACAAGTGACAACTAGCAATAATTTTGCCGATTATGCGGAGTATTTCGAATCACAATCAGGTCAAGCGATTGCAAATGGCACGATTGTAACTTTAGAAGGACGTTATATTCGTAAATGCCAAGACAACGATGTACCGTTAGGGGTTATTTCGGGGACTGCAGGCATCATTTTAGGTGACCAAATATTCCATCACAAAGACAGATTTAAGCGTGATGACTTTGGTGTTATTATCACCGAAAAACAATTAAAAACATGGACTGACGATAAAGGTAACGAGTATTCAGAATACATTGATGTACCTGTAGAGCGCGAAGATTATGTCGAGAATGAAAACTATGAATCACGTGCTGAACGTCCTGAATGGAATGTTGTAGGACTAGTAGGTCAAATATACATTGCAGTTGATGATACTGTACAAAAAGGTGACTGGTTGCGTGCTAAGAATGGTAAAGGTACTAAAGATAACGTTAATGGTTACTACAGAGTTATGGAAGTAACAACACCTTACGATGCTAGTAAAGGGTATGGCGTGGCTGTATGTTACGTTCAACCAGTAACTAAAGGGGGTATTTCTTAGTGACAAATTTAGATAAAATCGGCGTTTTAAAACAAGAGAATACACCATATTACAAGCCTATCTCATCAACGCAGATAGGCTTTTATAATACCGATAGCAATACTGCTCAATTACGTTTCATTGTGCATAGAAATGGATTCCCTTATCAATTAGGACCAGTCAACATTACTGGTTATCTATGGTTAAAGTCGTCAAATGGAAGCATGTCGGGACAATTAGATTTAGAAATTATAGACTCTAGCGGTGGCATTGTTGGTGCGACAGTACCTAATGAATTTTTGAAGGCTGCAACTGAAACCGAGTGTGAAGGTCAAATACTATTAGCAGTAAATGGTACAACTGACATTGCTACTTTAGGGAAGTTTAGTTTTTATGTTGCCGACTCATTGCCAAACCAAATAAAAGGCGACATTAAAGTTCAATACTTTAGAATGTTCGACGATTTAAAAAACGCACTAGAAGAAAAAGTAGCGGATATTGAAAAGTCTCTTGAAACATTAGGGGATTATGTAACGCAAGTACAAGATGCAAGCCAACAAGCGTTAGATCGCATGGAAATAATTAAAAATGAAGTTACATCAACAATTAATAATGTAGCTAGTACATCTAAAAGCGAATTGTTGTCTTTACTGACCCAATATAAAAACGATGTTGAGGTTGTGGCTACTAATAGCGAATCATCAATACAAGCTAAAGTTGATGAAGGAAGTAAAACTATTGATACAAAAGTGAGCGATTCTGAAAGCTATATTGACAGTAAAATCCAACAATTTAACACGGCTTACAACAGTAATGCTTTTGCGACGCCTAATGATGTCGATGCTAAAATCAATACTTTGGATTGGCAAAAATCGCCATTAACCACAAATGCTGGAATGGCTATTAGCATTCGAGATTTAGATTTTAACAACCCCTCTAACTTAATAACAAAATCTGGATTATATTACCTTTATTCAGCTGTTAATGGGCCTAAAAACGTTGTTAGTAATGGATTTTTATCAGCGCACATTGTTGACGATAATTATATGAAGTTTTATTACACACCGTACACATCAAACGAAGTATATATCCGTACTAAAAAAGGTGTTGATAGTTGGACGAATTGGCAAAAAATCAGCGAACCAAACGATACTGGTTGGATTGAATTTTTATTGATAAATGGTGCGGTTTCGAATTCTGCTTTCAATAATGATAGCGAACAAACTGGATTTAAATGCGCTTACCGAAAAGTAATTAGTGGCGGTGTAACTACCAACTATTTACGTTTAAACGGTTCGAACGTCGCTAGTGGGCAAGTTGTGGCTCAATTGCCTAGCACCTTTACAAAGTATTCTCAATCATTTCCTGTACGTGTACCTGTTTCATCAGTTTTTGCCGGTGGATATGTAACGATTCGCCCTAGCGGTGAAGTGAGATTTTATGTTAATGGTGAGACGAGTGGTTGGAATACAAGTAAAGGATATTTTTACGGTGAGATGAATTGGATTGATAATTAAGGAGTGAATAAATTGAATATCGAAAAAGTAGTTTATAACGTGGATAACGGCCAACCATTTTTAGTTTTTACAGATAAGGATGGCGAAAGTGTATATCCGGAATTTGAGTATACAGATGTACCTGTACCAGATGGACTATATCAACCATTTTACTTTGATGTAGATCAAAACAAATGGATTGGCACATCTAAAGAAGAATTTGAAAAAGAGCATCAAACAGAAGAATTGCCTAATCGAGAAGTATTGGTTGCTGAGCTAATGGCACAAATCGCTTCTCAAGATTTAGAAATTAAAAATCTGCAAAAAGTGACAGCTGAATTAGCTTTATCTTTAGCTACAAAGGAGGAAGTATAAATGAGTTTCGGAAGTCTTAAATATATGTACAGTTTAGGTGTTTATACAAATGAAAAATTTAAAGTATTTGTAAGGGCAGAATGGATTACGCCAGAGCAATACAAAGAAATTACAGGAGTAGAGTATGTTGCTTAAATAACGGACTGGAAGTGATGAAATGGTAGACAACTACCAAAGAGAAACTGAACGGAGGTTGTCCCGTTTAGAAGAAAACGACGAAAAAATATTCAATTCTTTGGAACAAATAAAAGATGCACAACACGGTCAAAATCTTATCAATCAGAAAATGGATTTTACTTTGGATTCAATCAACAGAGAAAGAGAAATTGACAAAGAGAATAAAGAAACAAACAAGAAGAACATACGTGAAATGAAGATGTATGTAATTGGCTTAGTAGGTACTATTGTAGGTTCATTAATCATTGCAATATTACGTACTGTATTTGGAATTTGAGGAGGTGATTGCCATGCTATTTGGATATAGCTTTTGGAGTTGCTTTTGGTTCGGTAGATGTAAATAATATTTGAAAAGAGTCGGCACTTCGGTGTCGGCTATTTTTATGAAAGAGAAGTGATGTCATGGCCTTACCAACTAGCGGTAAACCAACCGCTAAAGATGTTGTAGAATGGGCGTCTGACCTTGCCAAGCGCGGCAGAGGTGTTGACGTCGATGGTTATTACGGCATGCAATGTTGGGATTTACCTAACTATATACTTAAAAGGTATTGGGGATTCACAACATGGGGCAACGCCAATGCAATGGCCGTTAAAAGTAATTATAGAGGATATAACTTTAAAATATACAGAAACACCCCTTCTTTTGTACCGTTGCCAGGTGACTGGGCGGTATGGGCTGGAAGTAATCCTGGTCATGTTGCAATTGTTGTAGGTCCTAGTAGTACAAGTAAGTTTACTAGTATCGATCAGAATTGGTACACAGCTAACTGGACTGGTAGTATCGCTCAAAAAATCACACACAACTACAACGGTGTAACTCACTTTGTTAGACCTCCTTATAAAAAAGCGCCAGTTATTATAGACCAACCTACTAAACCAACGCCTAAACCGCCAAGTAAACCAGTATTAACTGAAGAAGAAAAAGTACAACTTGAAAAAGCGGAACCATCTAAGCCAGAAGTCAGATTTAAAGAGGTTACCGAAATTGTATACACCACTAAACGTGATGACTTTGGCACGCCTGATAGATTTGAGCATTTTGTTGCGTGGGGACAAAGACGTACTGGTCCGGTTGAAGGGATTACTATACGCAACGCGCACTCTATGCGATCTGTTAGTGATTTATACAATGACCGAAATAAATATATTAATTCAAATGATTACCCGCATTATTACATCGACAGATTAGCTATATGGCAACCACGCCCCAATGATTACGAGTATCCGAACGACCCTAACAATATTGTAATAGAAGTATGCGGTGACTATAGCGATGATAAAGAGGGTTTTATATTAAATGAGCTATGGGCAATGATTACCGGAGCTACATTATTAGAGGAGCATAAAATTGATTTAAATTTTAAAAACATTAAAGTCGATAAACAAATGTGGCGCTCCCTAAAAGAACATGTTAACTGGGATTTTATTAAAGATGGCTTTCCTCCTAAAGAGAAATTGGAAGAACTTGCGAAGTCTGCCGTTGGATTATATGCCAATAAAGATAACTTATTAGTCAATAAAGCAGAATATAAAGTTACTAAATCCAAAATAAAAACGATTGTTAATAATAAAAATAAAGATATTGTGGCACAAAATGAAGCGACAAAAGAAACTACCAACACATCTAAGCCTATTGTTAAGACGACGCCGTCTACACCTAAAATTGTGGTAGAAAAAAGTAGATATACTTTTGGTCAGGCTTTAGACAGACAAATGCGTGTTGCGCCACAAATTAATACTGGTTGGGGTTGGTATCACGCAAGCAGAACACAGACTAGTAACGCAATGAATCCTACTAACATTTGGAATAATACGGTTCAACGATACCAAATGCTTAATTTAGGTAAGTATCAAGGCATACCTGTAAGTAAATTAAATCAATTACTTTCTGGTAAAGGTACTTTAAGTGGACAGGGTAAAGCATTTGCAGACGGTTGTAAAAGATATCAAGTAAATGAAATCTATTTAATAGCACATGCTTTACTTGAAAGTGGGCATGGTAAATCGAACTTTGCTAGTGGACGTTATGGCGTTTATAACTACTTTGGTATTGGTGCTTTTGACAGCAATCCAAACAACGCTATAACATTTGCTAGAAACGAAGGTTGGACTACACCAGCTAAAGCCATTATTGGTGGAGCTAAATTTGTGCGCGAGGGATATATCAATAAAGGACAAAATACGTTATACCGTATGAGATGGAACCCTAAAAACCCTGCTACACATCAATATGCAACTGATATAAATTGGTGTAAACATCAAGCAACTACAATACATGATTATTATAAAATCATAAAAACAAGCGGAATGTTTTATACGCGCGATCAATACAGATGAGGTGGTTAAGTGATATATAAAAATAAAGATATTAAAGCAGAAATCAATGAGCAGGGCGTCGATATAGGGAATATTGGCGCCAATTTTTATACAAAAGATTTAGGTACAGCCTCTATACGAATCAGTATTAATTGGAAAGGTTCAGTTTTAGACTTAAGCAAAATAACCTTAAAACCTAAATTAGATTTATTTTGTGAAGATGGTTCGATTTTTGTAAATGAACCCATTGAAATTGTATCTCCCATCAACGGATTAATACAATACAACATAAGCAAAGATGTTATTAAGCACGTCGGTAAGGTGACTGGTAAGTTATTCTTAACAGACGATGCTAATTCTATTCATGTAGTTACTTTTCACTTTAATATAAGCGATAGCGGGATTGATTCTGTTGTAACTAAAGAGGTATCTGTAACATTAGTAGACGATACTGTACGCCGTATCATTAAAGAGAATGCCATTCAGTTATTAGGCGATGACTTTGAACCGAAATTAAAATCAGATGTAATCGAGTATCTAAATGAAAATGTTGAAACATTTAGAGGTATCAAAGGTGATACAGGTCCTGTCGGTCCTAAGGGTGAACAAGGACCACAAGGAGAAGTGGGCCCGCAAGGTGAGCAAGGTGTTCAAGGTACCGTTGGTCCACAGGGGGAGAAAGGAGAACCTGGACCGAAGGGAGACAAGGGTGAACGAGGTTTTCGCGGTCTACAAGGCGAAACAGGTATACAAGGTCCTCCTGGTCCGCAAGGGTTAACTGGACCTAAAGGCGATACTGGTCCTATCGGTCCCATTGGGCCACAAGGTCCTGCTGGTGTATCGCCTGTAAAATCTGATACAGGCTGGTTAGATTTTACATTAATCAATGGTGTGAAAGAATACAGTACATCATACACACCTAAATACCGATTAATTAATTTAGATGGAGTAAATATACTAGCTCTCAAAGGTGCAGTTAAAGGTATTACAACGTCACCTATTACTATTGCCAATTTACCTACCAACATTAGCAGTTTGGTTACCACTGATTCACTTTTTGCTCAGAGCACAAGTACTAAGAGTGGTGTAGCATCTTTTGCAAGATGGGCAGTAGATGCTAGTGGAGCTATTATATTATTCAGAACCTCTACAGGTAATACAACATTAACAGAGAATGACTTTTTCCCAATAACAGCAACATTTATTCTTTAGTCGACCTTCACTGGTCGGTTTTTTAATTTATAGGAGATGAATAAAATGAATATAAACTGGAAATTACGACTTCAAAACAAAGCGGTGCTGACAGGTTTAGTCGGTGCCGTTTTATTGTTTGTAAAACAAGTGACTGAATTATTTGGTTTTGATTTATCAGGACAACTAGAACAGATTAGTGGCATTATAGGTGCTATTTTGACTTTATTAGCGGGAATAGGCGTTATCACTGACCCTACTTCTAAAGGAGTATCGGATTCAGGGATTGCTAAAACGTACCAACAACCACGTGACAGTACTAATCCTGATGAATTTGTGGAATGGCAAGGGGTCAATTCAGATTTAGCGCCAGATAAAGCGGAAAAAGAACTTGTAACGTTCGATACTTCAATGCCATTTACAGATGATAGCGATAACGTCAAATATGATGTGAATGATTATGAAAGTGAGGTTGAACACCATGGCAGCAAAACTCACTAAGCAAGAATTTGTTAATTGGCTTAAACAATCTGAAGGCAAACAGTACGACATGGACGGGTGGTATGGATTCCAATGTTTCGACTATGCCAATGCAGGGTGGCAACAATTATTTGGTTATAATTTAAGTGGTGCTGGTGCCAAAGATATCCCGTTTGTTAATAACTTCACTGGCAAAGCAAAAATCATTCAAAACACACCAGAATTTATTGCAGAACCGGGAGACATGGTAGTCTTTAACAATAAATACGGCGGCGGTTACGGCCACGTTGCATGGGTTATTAATGCTGATATTAATAACATTACTGTACTAGAACAAAACTGGTTAGGTGGTGGCTGGACTAATGGACCTGAACAAGGTGGTACTGGTTGGGAAAAGGTAACGAAACGTACCCACAGTTACGACTTCCCGATGTGGTTTATTCGTCCTGACTTCAAACAAGCAGACACAACTGTTAAATCTTCTCAATCTGCGACATTTGGAAATAAAAAATCAACAGTTAAGCAAACGGCTAAACCAGTTAAACTACAAATAGTAAAAGATGTTGTACAAGGGTATAAATTACCACAACGTGGTTATAAGCCTAAAGGGATAGTTATACACAATGACGCAGGAAGTAAATATGCGACTGCAGAATCTTATCGTAATGGTTTAGTAAAAACGCCATTATCACGCTTAGAGGCAGGTATTGCCCACAGTTATGTGAGTGGTTCAACTGTTTGGCAAGCGCTAGACGAATCACAAGTTGGTTGGCATACAGCTAACCAAACAGGAAACAAAGATTATTACGGTATCGAAGTATGTCAATCCATGGGCGCTGATAATGCGACATTCCTTAAAAACGAGCAAGCCACATTCCAAGAGTGCGCAAGACTTCTTAAAAAATGGGGGTTGCCAGCTAATCGTAACACTATACGATTACACAACGAATTTGTATCCACAAGTTGTCCACACCGTAGTGCATTATTGCATACAGGTTTTGATCCAGTATCAAAAGGAGCAATGCCTCAAACTAAGCAATTAGAGCTTAAAGACTACTTCATCAAACAGATTCGTGCATTTATGAACGGTGATATTCCAGTCGCTACTGTATCAAATAAATCATCTGCATCTAGTAATACTGTTAAACCAATTGCTGGAGCGTGGAAACGTAATAGTTATGGTACGTATTATATGGCAGAGAAAGCGCGTTTTATCAACGGTAATCAACCTATTACAGTGAGACTACAAGGGCCATTTACAACTTGTCCAATAGGTTATCAATTTCAACCAGGAGGCTATTGTGACTATGATGAAGTGATGTTACAAGATGGTCATGTGTGGATTGGTTATGATTGGCAAGGTCAACGCTACTATTTGCCAATTCGTACATGGAACGGCGTAGCTCCACCTAATCATGGTGTAGGCCCTTTGTGGGGACAAATAAAATAAATTGTGCTAATATAATGTTAGGATACATTGAATGTCCTTCTCATGTATTATTTAGTCTAATTTCTCTAGACGGTCTTAATTGACTGTCTTTTTTATTTTTGTTACTCTGCAATTAGGTGACCTTAATATTTAGTTATATACACATTCCCAAGTTTTTTTAGAGTAGCTCTTATAGCTGCTCTTTTTTTATGATATATTATGAGAGTGTTCAATTTGTTTTAAATCTATGATGTATAGGCTAACCTTTGCGGTTGGCCTCTTTTTTTATGCTAATATACATATATATACATACTAAAAGTAATAATCGTAATCGTTACATTTTCTAACCACCTATGCATGTCACTGGGTGGTTATTTTTGTGTTCGCTATAATGTTCGGTCTAGCTAAAATTAAAATTGTACTATAAAATTAATTTAAAAAATGAAAAGGGTAGTATAGCTATGGGGGAAAAGTTTTTATACATAGATGATTCGGGACAATTAAGCGATAACGGTACTCACGAGTATTTTATATATTCTGGTATTTTTGTAGAGAATAAAAATATAGTCAATGAATTAAAAAGACGGGTAAATGGATTAGCAAATTCTTATAAAATTAAAGGTGAATTTAAGGGTTCTCAATTAGGTGGGAGACACCGTAGAAAATTACTTGAAATTATTGGTGATACCGATGGTACCCACACTTTTTTTGTTATCGAAAAAACAAAGTTGTTAACACGAGTTGATTTTAGTGATCCACAGAAAGTAAGATATCATAAAAATTATCTAATAAGAAGATTAATAGAGTCAATAATTGACCAAAATTTAGTTTCTGATTCAGATATTCTTTATACATATATTGATAACGAAGCATCAAATGATAATAACCAAGCAGGGCATCTCAATGATCATTTAAATTATTATTGGAAAACAAATTATAGAGGTTTTTATCAAAAACATCATCAATATGGACAGTTCATTCCCTACTGTAATGTTAACATTAGAGTTAAATATTTAGACTCCAAACATGAGAGAATGATTCAATTGGCAGACATATTAGCAAATTCTAAATATAAAAGATTTAGTAATAAAAGAGGGTGTCATTCAGAGTTAATCAATGCAGAAGGGTGCTTAAAATTACCTAGCTTTTTTTATAGTCCCAAAAATGATGTTTACAATTGTTAAAAAGGTGGTATAATTGAGTAACAGCGCAGACTGTCTATAGTAAGGTTGCCGAAGAGATTCTAAACGTATTTTTAAATACGTGGTCCTTACTAGGTAACCGCATTCGTCAGAATGCGGTTATTTTTATATGTAATAATTAATCACGATCGTGTAGGACGACCTATACAAACAATAAGTAAGCATCCTTCTAGGCATCTGTTGCGACGGTTGCCTGTTTTTATGCTATAATAGTTATATGAGATAGTTGTTCCATGAAACGACTCGGTCACTGGCACAGACCTCTTAAAGTGCCTACATTACATTAACCGAGAATTCACATGACGTTGCTGACGAGCGACATAGCTCTGTGTCCTCGAATGAGGGTAGGTTAATGTGGTGTATTTTTTGTATAGTAGGAGTGAACTATATAGCCTGTTAAGTGACCTAGTAACTTAACACTTATCCCGGCAATTGATACCCTTTTTGCCCCTCACTCGATACATATTCGCCCTGCAATTATGTAGGGCTTTTTTATGCTATCATTTAATCGAGGTGATACTATGGTACACGGAATAGATACTCACGGAATGATTGAAAAAGCGTTAAATATGAAATCCACTACAATACAATTTAAAGATTTAATGACAGATGAAGAAAAAGAAAAATACACTAAAATGCATAAATTAGAGAGTGACTCAGTTAGGTGGAAGTTCACCGAAGGATTGATCAAAAGAAATTTAGATAGGAAAGTGGCATTGTCTGTTAAATTGGGCGATGATACAGTATACATAAAGTAACTGTAATTCTAGTGATTGCGGTATTTTTTGAAAAACTAAAAATTAGGTATCATCGAATAAAAATAAGCGACCTGCAATATGGTCGCTTTTATATTACGCGTGTCAAACACGTGTCAAAATGTTTTAGTTTTGTTAGTTTTAGTTAGAAAGTAAATCTTTATAAATGCCGTAGTTATGCGGTTTTAGATAATCGTAGAAAGTATAAAATATCCCTCACTCTCCGTTATTTGCTTATATTCTGTTAATTTACCGTTGTATCACGTATTTGTATACGTTGATATGACGTTTTTTTGTTTTATTTGGCTATCTCTTGTTAAAAGTCGTATTTAATATTGAACCTCCTTGAAGCGTCCCGAGAACGTGATTTTTTACTTATTACGTCCCTGACAATTACATTCCTTCTAAAGCATAAATCTTCTTATTAATTTTTCTGTTTAGTTTCATGATGTAAATGTAAGTAGACTTCTGTATAGGAATGAAAAGAAAAATTCATTGTATTTAAAAGTAATAGGCATCCACTTGTTGTAAGCCGTGCTCATGGAAGAAGGTAAACAAATGGATGAAAGGTCGTGGATTAATTCTCGCGAATGGGTATCGTTTGATCAAGTGATAAAAGATGTAGAAAATAAATTATGGTGGGTACGTTTTAAATACGCTGCAAATGGAGCAAATCAGAAAGATAACTTCTTTATGCCTATTGGTAAGATAACAGATAAAGAAGAAAAGTTACTTAAAGAAAAAGCTCTGTGGGGTAAATTAGAAGTTAAATAAGAATAAAAATGCAACACTTGAGAATTTAAAACTAAATGAATTTTAAAGTTTGATAATATGAAAGTGGTTTCATATTACTATTAAAGGAGAGTAATAAAAATGAAAAAAGTAGTTTTCTCTACTTTGTCTATTGTCATGCTTTTAAGTTTTTGTTTTTCCCTAGGGATTCGAGATGCAAGTGCTGAAAGTAAAGCGGTAAGTAAACCTACAAGTAATGTTGATAGTAAATCTAAGCAAGTTATTATTAGAAAGATTAAAAAATCAGATATTTATAAGAAACATGCAAATTCAACTTCTATTAATTCGATAAAAGATGAAAATATTATTGTTCACTTAGATAAAGGTGAAAACACTAATGTATATTCAGTTAATTTTATATTTGGTAAAGAATTAGCTAGAAAGAACAATAATCTCTCTATGATTGAATTAAAATATAATGAATCAAAC